CGTAATAATCTTGGCGAAGCTGTGATCACAGTCAACTCTGGCTCAATGTCAGACGTATAATCCCCTAATTGAGGGTAAAATGGCAAACGACTTCGGAATAACGCTAGACGACGCGGTTAATGAGCTTCAATATCAAGTTGAAGAAGCTATTAACTTCATGTGGGCCGAGTTTGAAGATGATTGGGCGCGCGCTGAGCGTTATTACCACTATTCCAATCGCTAGCAGTCATTGTGCTGCCTAGAAGGAAGATTGGCGTAGTGGCTATATTACCGGGGTCAAGCGGATCGCCGTTTCCATCAACAAAACTGTCGATACCAAACCGCGTTCCGTTTTCTACATTAACGAAAAGATCGGCAATACCACCTTTCCACGGGGTCGAGGCATTTTCATCGACTAGGTAGAAAGCCTTGTTTACTTCCAGATCGTTCCCATTGTAGGTAGGCCCAGAAATCTCGTTTACTGTCCCTAGAACGCCGTTTACTTCCAGAGTGTAAGACCCGGAACCAACAGCGCTATTATCAAAGTAGCAGTAAACGTGGTTCCAAGTACCATTTAAAAGAAGCTGATCGGTCGATACGTCAATCAGACGATTGCCAAGGGTATCTTCTACTCGAAAGAGCATACTTCCATTGGCAAGTCGGCGAAGAAACAGGTCGGCGCCGAACGCAAACACCCCATACAGCGCCGCGTTATCGTCAGGGCGCAGCCAAACAGAGGCTTCAAAAACTGTCCCTGTCTTACCGCCTGCGGTATTACCACTAGCCTCGAAACCAGTGGTTTCCACTCGATTTTGAACGTACTCAACGCCCGGAACGGCAGCCAAGATTTGTTTCTTGGTAAGGTCTTGTTTAGCGAGACGAATATGGTTCTGCTTTTGAAACCACGGGCTATCTTTTGACCGGCGAGAAACCATCAGAGTGCTTTCAGTGCGTGCCTGCCTGTGGCGGTCTGCTTTGGCGCAAGATTGGGCGACTTCTTATGCCCGCCTCGTTTCTTATCCTGCATGATCTTGCGGTTCATGTACGCCCCGTTCCCGCCATTCGTGGTCGAATAGTTCGGAATGTTCTCACGGCTCATCATCTTGCGCTTCATCCGGCAGTTCCTCGCTTCAAGCCTTGGTTGACATAGTGCGACTTGCCTTTCGACGTGCCGCTATTGCGCCCGCTCGGTGGCCCTTTACGGTCGCCGCCTCGCGCGTAGCCGAGTGTCCCGGTAGCGCCTTCAAAGGTTTTTGGCCCAGCTTTGAACGGCCCTTTCGACACGGGCGGTTTAGTGGGAAACGGATTTTTAGCTCCGCGAATGCCAGCCATCAGCTCTCTCCATTACTTGCGGGTCTTTCGACCCTTGCCTTTCTTCTTGCCACACGGCATTTTCAGTCTCCTGTTTCCACTTATCGACAATTGTTGCCAGTTCTTCGGCTTTTTCCGCAAGAATACAGGCAATCGGCCAAATGTCAGCGGAAGTGACAATACGTTCCCCTAATTGAGGGTAACTCTCAATCAGGTAAACAAGGTCATGCGTTAGTCGCTCGCCAGCCGTCATTTGCTTCTCCTGTGGAAAAGCCCGCGTCCGAACAAAGCCGAACGCGGGTAGTCCAACTAGGGAGGATGGGTAAGGAAACCCACGTTCCGGCACCATACATGAAAAATTATTACTTGTCAATAGGTTATCTGAACCCCGGTGCTCGATACGACAGCGTGTCAATATTCCTGTTCCGAAAGTGCTTCATGTTGAACGCGCCAGACGCGATAGCACCATCACGGGCGAATGTCAGGATAAACGCATCGGCCAAGTTGGGCGATTTAACGCCGCGCCGCTTCATCTGCTCTTTGCTCTCAATATCGACCTTGCCAGACGACATGATCTTCTGCTCGACCATAGACAGCTCTTCGATAAACTGTTGCAGCCTCTCCAAGTTGCTAGGAATGTGCTTATCGAACGCTTCAAACCACTCTCGCGCTCTGTACCACAGTTCCGCTCGCAGCCGCATATACCGATCCGACAACGCCGCCGCTTCCGCTACGTTGACCGACACAACCGGCAAGCCTAGCTCGTCAAGGCGGTCATACACCCCTGCCCCTAGTCCGATGCTATCCACATAGATAGCATCAGGGCGCTTGCTATTCGGCAATCCGTCCCATTTCGTCTTGATCCAGCCGACAATCCGCATAAGATTATCAAACCGCAATTCTTCGACTTCCAGAATAGCGTTATCTGATCTGGCGACAAATCCGCTTGGGTCGCCACCACGCCCCGGATCAATACCCCAAGTGAGGGGATATTTCTTCACTTCAATATCGCGACCCACAGCGCTCTCGACGAACTTTCTAGGAATGACCGCATCCGCCCCACTCTCAGGGAACTCACCAAGCACACGAACTGCAAATTCTCGGCTATCCTCACCGTATGTCCGTCGCTGGCTAGCGATATACTCATCGGACACTCGACTACTGTCCATGCAGGAGACTTTTTTCGTCCACCACAAGTCGCGAAGCACCGTTTGCGTCTTGTAGAAAAACCCGCTAGGTTTAGTCGGGTTCCCGATAAGAACCGCAATAGCTCCTTTAGTCGATAGCGCGCCTTGTCCTGTTTCATATACTACCTCGTCAACGCCGCTAGCTTCGTCCACGATAATCAGCACATGCGAAGCATGAACACCAGCCAACGCCTCCGGGTTCTCTTTGCGCGCTGTTCGGAACGAAATGAAGTTGTTTTTCGTGTTCGGCAGCCGGACAATTCTATCCGAAATGCTTTCCACATTCGTTTTCATCCAGATCGGCACCTTGGCAAGCCATTTCTGGACCTCCGGTATAAGCCCGTCATTCATCTGTTTAAATGACGGAGAAGTGACGATCACTTTCACATCGTCGCGGAACAAGAGAAAATGCAGCGCCAGCCAAGAACAGAGCGCCGTCTTGCCGACGCCGTGGCCGGACCTGATCGACACCTTGGTAACGCCTTCATCGAGGGCCTCAAGCGTCTCGCGCTGCCAGTCCTCAATCTGCTCAACGCCTAGCACGTTCTCAATGAAGTAGATGCGAGACTTCGCGCACTTAACAATAATATCTCGTGCGAGCGCCTGCTGCGCATCGTTCATGTAACTCAAGTCCATGGACTTACCCTCACTTAGGGGATGTTATTCAGCAAATATCAGTATAACTTACGATCTGGCGAATAGCAAGCACTTTTAACCGACTGATTTTAAAAATTTTTTCGGCAGGGAACCTGTATAAATTAGGCACCCCCGCTCATTAACCAGCAACTAAAAACAAGTTCCCCTCAGTGAGGGTAAAAATTTTTATTTTTCGTCGGTGTGGTGATGAATGTCTCAAAATTTTTATTTTTCGTCGGTGTGGGGGTGGTCGCGATTATCTTGGGACTCCAGAGGGCCGGGGGCGGGGGGGTCTCGCGCGTTTCCGCGCTGCGGCATGGGTAGTTTAACGTTAAACAATCTGCAATCGGCGATTGTTTAACGTTAAACTAAATATGGTTTAACGTTAAACAGTCGGATCGTTTAACGTTAAACAATCGCTCGCCAATTGGAATTGGCATTTGCAATTGGCATTCGGAATTGGCGCGGCGCTCAATTGCAATTGGCATTCGGAATTGGCGCGGCGCTCAATTGGAATTGGTATTTACCCTAAGTGCGGGTAAATTGCTCATTGGAATTGGCATTCGGAATTGGCGCGGCGCTCAATTGCAATTGGCGATGTATTCAATTACTGGCATGCGATGCGCGGCGCTGTCGTGTTACAAGCGGGCAAGCTATGCGCTGCGTGCAATGGCCCGTAGAGGCGCCGTAAGGCCCCTCAGAACGCCACAAGCGGTTTCGTGGGGCCTGCCCCATAAAACGGGCCAGCGGCGTTGTGCGGCGATTTCTTGTCTAGGTTGTGCAACAAATGCTGGCTTTTCAATGGCTTACAAATATGCAACGCGCCGAATGTAACCGGCGCGTGTATCACAATCGCGTGAGGCTGCAATTTTACCCTTGCTTAGGGGAAAGTTTTGTGCATCGGACACATTCAAGAGATTGAATACTTACATGATATATTCAATGTTATGCATGTTAACATCAGAGTGTTATATTATCACACGCCCGTAGCGCCGCAGAGACGCCCGCTGAGCGGCCTTCCGCAGTCCCGCAGGGGGCAGACGCCCTAGAAGCCGAACTGGCGCTCCACCGCCCCTCCCAACGCCGCAGACGGGGCGTGTCATAATAGAACACTTCGATGTTAACATGCAGAACATTGAATATATCATGTA